TGGAAATGATTCTGGTGGAAACAACACTGCTTCTGATAATTCAATCCTTCATTTAGTGATTGTTATGCATTTGTTAACACTTGCATATTATCGGAAGTATGGTGAATTACCAGTTCTTGATGACATCTTACTCAATGCCTTGATTTATTTATATAGTGATGATAAGCTTGGAGGTATTAATTTAGAATTTTTTGGTTTAACTCCCGAAACTTTCGCCTCCCTAGAAAAAGAAGTTTATGCAATGTATGGAATGGTTATAAAACCTTCATCAGTTTTAGTTACTGAGGTTGTTGGCCATATCCACCCAGATCATGAATTTTTAGGAAGTTTCTGTCATTTTGATGATGAAACTGCTCGCTACATCCCTTACCCTCGCATTGGGAAAATTTGTTCTTCCGTGTCTCGTGTTGGATTAAATTGTAAGCTTACTCAAACTGAGCATTTTATGAAAATATTACAACTTACTCTCCTGTCTTTTAAGGATGATGTAGTTTTTGAGATTTTGTCCCAATATGTTTTCTATTTGCTTCAAAAAAGCAATTTTGATCCTGGTTTACTTGAAGTTTTAGATGCTAATTCGTTAAGTTCCTTTTCTCCGAGAAAGGTCCTCTCCTATCATTTAGGTTGGGAACTTGGTCCTCAGCTCCCTGTGGGTGAGCGTTGTGAGATGATGTCTGGGTTTTCTTTTTCCCATGATGTGAAGCCTCACTTCACCAAGGTTCTTCCCCATGGTGGGGTGGAACTCTCTCGTTGAGTTTATTTTTCTAATTTTTCTTTTCCCTTCTTTCGTCCTATGATGGTTCTTTGAACTGGAGGATGGTTGGCTTTAAAGACCTTATGTCGAAAGTTGGCGAAAATGAAAAATTAGCCCATGCCCTTTCATCGAAAGGATGTATGCCTGATGATGCTGCTGCTTGTCTCGTGATGACTTGTGACCCTTTTTTTGATGGCCAGATGCCTCACTTAAATGGACTCCCTGATGCTAAGCAAGGAAAATCTATGACTTCTGTGATAACACAGGAACTTCAGATTTCTGCTTCTTCTGTTACTGGTACTAATAATTGGGCTATGCATATTCAAACAAATCCGTGGACTGCCGATCCTTTTACTGCTGGACTTAGTGTTGCCCAGGGTGCTGATCTTTTTGGAAATTATGCACAGTTTCCTGCTGTGCCTAGAAATCCTCTTGATCGATATCCTAGTGTAGCTGTCTGGCGTGGTTTAGATGGTAATCCATTAGGCCCTTTTAGGGCTGATGATCCTGGAAATGCTCAAGCTATTGGAGTTGGTATGCCTGATACGTATTCCAAAGGTGTCGGTCGGTTGATCGGCATGGGTGTTGAATACTATGATACTACTCCCCCCTTGTACCAAGGTGGTTCTTTAAGGTGTTATGAACAACCGACGAATGCTTTTGAAGCTAAGTCGCATATTTCATATGCATCTCCAAATGTTGGTGTTGTTACTTTGAATGGTGGAACTTCAGCCATTCTCATGAGACGTCCTCCCGAAACTCCCCAAGAAGCTAATCTTCTTGCTGGGACTGTTGGATGGAAAGCCTCTCAAGGTGCTTACCTAGTTTGTAATGCTATTGAAGCCGAAATTCCTGCCAAAACTGTTGATGATACTCAACCTGTAATATTTAAAGCAGATTTCCAAGCTGGCCCTCGCTCCTTGGTTACTCCTGCTGATGTTATTACAGGTGGCTCAGTTCCAGCTCCTGCTGGTCTGCTTGCCCGAACATCTGTTCCTGGCTCAATTTGGAATCTCGTCCCTTACAATACTAAAGGAATTATGTTAACTGGGTTAAATCAGTTTCATACTGGTTTGCTCCGCGTTCGTTATATCTATGAAAGGTTTCCTAGTCCTGATGAAGCCGATTTCTCTCTCGCTGCTCAGCCTTGTGCTGAGTATTGTTCTGAGTATTTTGAAATTAAGTCTAGAATGATGCGTGAGCAGCCTATAGCTGTTCCAGTTGATGAAAATTTCCTAGGTGAGTGGCTTTATAATGCTATTAGCCAAGTTTTTCCTGTTATGAAGCGAGCTATTCATGCTATCACCGCTCCTGAGGTTGAGAAATCATCTCGTGAGACTCAAGAGATTGCGAAGTTAGCTAAGGCTGTTGAGAGAAACACTGCTAAGAAAGCAGTTGTTATCTCCGGCTCTGGTACTACTGCTTCCAATCCCGGTGTTCGTAATCAAGCTCCCCGCCGTAAGCGGATAAAAAAAAAGAAAAATGCTGGTGGCATTGGCCCTAATCCCTTTCCACTTCCTAAAAAGAGGTGATGTGGGCATGAAGTGTTCTTTTTCTCTAATATACAATCAAG